ATCCCTGCCCCTCTCATCTTCTGGTCTAGGTCTCTCTTCTCTATAATCGCACTGAATACTTGGCTCCTACGGCCTCTAGGGACCTGTATGTAGGCACGATACGCTTGCTCTGTCAGGTTCAAACTCACTACTGGCATATGAACGGCGAGGTATATCTTCTTATTAAACCCTATTAACGCCGGATCAGGATAGGCCAGATTAAGTAACCGATGGCTTCCTTACGTTGCTCAGTGCGGCTTGCGTGTAGTCCAAGTTAGCGGGTGCTGGGCGTTGGCACACTGAGATTAGATAGAAGATAGGGCGCAGAATGGACCCAAGGGCCCATTTCCGCCCGGATAGTGTAGTTTATACACCGAATACAGGTACGCGTACTCAATGGCGACGAGTAAGACCGGATCGTTCTGGTTGACTGAGAATGTGCAAACAGCAACTGCAACGAATGGAATCATAAGTGGCACTATTGATTTGGGAGCGTATGTCGATGTTGGTGACCAACAGGCAATCGCTGTAGAACAGGTTGATTTCATATGGCAACGGTATGCAACTGTAACTGATACCTTCGATGGCAATCTCGATGCCGGGGTCACATCTAGTGGGGTGTTTGATGCTCAACTCTCAGACTTGAACCCTGGTGGCGCTCTACAGCGTGCAGACGACAACAACTTGATTGCATCTTCAACGGTTGGTCTGGATGATACGAACAACATCTTCTCTCTGGGTCCAGACTTCTTCCCCGACATCTTCGGCAAGCTGGATGAATCAAGGATGGTGGTCAACGACTCCCTTTACCTGGTAGGCGATGTCTCTCCTACCGTTGCTGCCGATATGCAAATATCTCTAACCTGCCGCATCAAGGCCCGCATAGTCAAACTCTCCACTAAGGACTGGATGGCGATTGCGATCCAGAGCACGGCTAGTGACAATTGAGGTGGGCTGATGCCCAACTACTGTCCAAACTGTGGGGAATCCCTAGGCTCGAAGGGGACAACCAAGGGCGAGGAACGCAAGACAGCCAGGAGAGCCTACGAGAAGCCCAAGGTTAAGCGCAAGGCGAGTGCGTACAACAAGCGCTACGCCAGGGAATACAGACGCCTGAAGAAGAAGCATCCTCGCACATCCTTCGCCGCCCTGGCGAAGAAGGCACACAAGGCAGCCAGGAGGAAGTAACATGGCCAAAGGAGATCCGAAGGCGCATCAACTCTACAAGCAAGCACCAGGAAGTACACTAACAGTATATGGATCGGTAGATGACACTACCGCTACGCATGGATGGAATCCAATCAATACGTTCGATATGGTCTACAGGACATACATTGACTTGGCTGGATGGTCTAAACAATCTCTAACTATGTTCACCCAAGGTGTTGATATTCAAAAATCAGATATTCCACTATTAGCCCCCCTTCCCGCTGCCGCAGATGTAGTCTGGGAGTATGACTTTCTAACCACCAGAAGATTAACCGATGTTGAACTTGGATTAATTCTATTCGGGCATACCCCCGGCTTCCTCCCTAGTACAGTGGATCTAATGGAAGTGATTTATGGAGAAAGAATGCAATACGCTAGGAATTCCACAGTACCTCAAACACTTGTACAGGTTAGTGGAGAGACATTCGGTTCAGGGAATCCTACCGCCACCGATAAACTCCATTGGACTAGGTACATAAGACTAGGAAATTCACAGCCGTCCGATTCTATTCAGGTCTATTCAACTAATCTAGTCGTGCAAGCGATGACTGTAGAAGAGAAAGACCTCGTCTGGATGGAGCGCCTTCGAAGGTCGTATGTGCTCCAAGACCAGGCGGATGTCTGATGGCCATTAGGAAGAAGAAGAAAAAGAAGGAAGAGTTCGACGCTTCTCTCATGGGGTGGTATCTCCCGAGTACTCAAGCACCAGTGATGTCGGCTCCTGTATCAAGTTCACGTAAACTAGAACATAGCCCAATATTTTTTGGACGGCCGTCAACCATCATGCCCTGGGTGCCGGTGAGGATTGAATGGACAGAAGCCTCGCCGGGGTTTTGGGATGCATGGGCCTTCTATGGAATCGGGGGAATAGCCGATCCGAAGAATTTCGCTGAAGCTGCGGGCTATTCTAAAGTTCTGGGAATTCCATATGTGGCCGGGTGGCTATTGGCTGGTGGAATTGGTTTCTTTGTCACTGGTCTTGCTTTTACTTTCATTGATCCCCTGCACAAGTGGGAAGGTGGATTAGATGAAACGGCATTCTACCAAAGACGGGTTACCGATGCAGTCCGCAAACCAGAGTGGGGCGCCGACAGCGATTTCAGAAAGAAGGCCGAGGCACAGTATGGTTGGGGCATGTAAGTCTAGGACTTTCGTGTGTATTCGTTCACGGATTGCTGTTCCCTGGGCACGCGTACCTGATTTCCGCACTCTGGACAATACCAGGTGCGCCGCTCGAGGCTGAAGATCATCTTCGTATCGCATGTTTGAAGGTGGGCCTGATTTTCTTTGTATACAGAGTCCATACAGATCGTCATTCCTCTTCATCTCCTTTGCTTAGAATGTAGGTGAAGGGATTTCCTCCAGGAGGAAGTACTCTACAAACTACTGACTTGCACATTCCTCGGAAAACAATTCCTTCCTCTGAAATGATCTTCTCTGCATCGACTACTCTCTGTCCGCAATTCATACAGGGCGGTCCATTCAGGAACCAATCCTCAGCCGCATTCATTCAATCAGCCTCCTGTAGCTGTGCAATCGTCTTGGCTGAAGCTTCTAGTCTGGACGTTAGGGTAGCTATCGCCTCTCCGACTGTTGTATATCCCAAGTCTTCGAGTATCCCTGCCCCTCTCATCTTCTGGTCTAGGTCTCTCTTCTCTATAATCGCACTGAATACTTGGCTCCTACGGCCTCTAGGGACCTGTATGTAGGCACGATACGCTTGCTCTGTCAGGTTCAAACTCACTACTGGCATATGAACG